TTCCGCCCGGTCGGGGCGTGACCTTGTCTCCTCTCCTCATGCCCCAGAAGCGCCCCTCACGACTCGTGCAGGGGCGTTACTCGTCTCTGGCTACGAAGTGGCGAGACGGGGTCTGGAAGGACTGACCCCCCACTGAATTACGGGCCCCCGGACGCAGGCCGGCCGGGGGCCTTTCCCATGCCCGAAAGGGGGCCGAGTGGCGAGAGCGCCACCAAGTCGGACCCGCGTCCGACCAACACAAAAACTCGAGTATGGAGACAGAAACATCATGAGCAAGGGCAAGTGGATCGCTGGCGGAATCGTCGCCCTGGTCGTCATCGGTGCTGCTTCGGGTGGCAACGACGACTCGTCCAAGCCGAAGGCGGACAAGCCCGCGGTGGTCCAGTCGGAGACGCCGAAGGCGGCCGACAAGCCGAAGGCCACCAGCAAGCCGAAGGCGGCCCCGAAGTCGGTCAAGGAGCAGTTCGCGGCCTACGTGACCAAGCACGGCACGGCGACCGAGGTTGCTGCGGTCAAGCACGTCACGAAGGTCCAGGGCGGAGACGAGATCAACAACATCTTGGACACCGCCGACGTCTACACCGACTACTCGGGCGGGATGTTCGGCCAGCACGGCAACGACGGAAAGCTGATCGCTTCGGCGTTCGCTGACTGGCAGAAGAGCCGGGGCAAGTCGAGTGACAACGGTCTGGTGACCGTGTACGACAAGGACGCCGAGACGCTGTCCAACGGCAAGTTCTAGTCGCAGGTGAGAGGGGCCCCCGTCTCCACGGGGGCCCCACTTTGTGTGCACAAATCAGCCACATATGATCACCAGTTACATGAGCCATGAGGGGGCGCGAGTTACATGCCACAGACGAACATCGAGTGGTGGGCGATGATGCAGGGATCACACACCATGCTCGGGATACCCACGTACGAGGTGGGTGAGCTGACCGAGGACGGCGAGTACTACCACGTCACTTTCAGCTACTCGGAGAGCGACGAATTCGCGGCCGCCAAGCTGATCATGGCAATCATCAAGCAGCATCCGCGCAAGGTCACCGTTGAGCACGATGGCGAGCACATCCGGATCGGGTACTTCTACCCTGCCTATATGGGTGACCCGCACGAGAAGCGCCCTTACTGATCTGAAACGAGAAAAAGCCCCCTACGCCTCACGGCGTAGGGGGCTTTTTTTATGTCCACTCTCACGCGGACGTTCTCTCACTCCGAAGCGGACCCCTCCGCCTCAGTACTGGGCAGGCGTACTCGCCTGGTCGGCCGATGCGTCGGCCGTCTTCTCCGCTGCGATGCCCTCAAGGGCCTTCTGCGCAGCCGCAGCACGGTCCCACGGGGACGTAGTGGCCAGCGCAGCAGCGGTCTTGGTGTCCTCGTGTCGCTGGGCAACCTCACTCACACCGAAGAGGGCCGCAGCAGTGGCTACAAGGCCCTCCCACGGGACGTCCGGGAAGAGGAACGCGGCCAGCGGGACCGCAGCCGCAGCAGCGCCAACGATTCGAACAGCGTGCTTCGAGATGAATTCATTCATTCGCAACTCCAGTCAGGAAAAGGTCACTTGCACTGAGACTTGGTCGGCTTGGCGCTCGCCTTCGGCTTGGTAGTCGTCTTGGGCTCGGTCGTCGCCTTCGGCGTCGAGCTGGCCTTCGGAGCGGAGGCCGGCACGGTCACCTTCTGGCCCGGCTGGATCACGTTGGCGTCCTTGATCCCAGGGTTGAGACCGAGGACGACCGCGAGGGACACACCAGCACTGGCAGCGATCACCCCGAGGGTCTGACCGGACTTCACGACCACGGCCTTCGTCTTCGAGGAGCTGGGCTTGGCATGCGTCGCCGTCGAGCTGGCACCGACCGGGGCAGACGCCTTCGCGGCGTAGTGGTAACCGGCCTTCCCCTTCAGGGACGGGTCCGCGGTGGTCACACCCTCAGCGAAGGCAGGCAGGCCGTACCCGTAGGTGTTGGCACTCTTCCGGTCACGCTTACGCAGATAAACCCCGTTGCCTTCGGGGGAGCCATCCGTATTGGTATTGCCTTCCACAGTGGTGATCGTGGTCGCGTCGTATCCGACTACCAGGCCAGTGTGCGTTCCACCACCAGGGCCGAAAAATACCTGAGCGCCGACCGCGGGGTATTCGCTGAATCGGCCCTTCTGCCGGAACCAGTTCACTCCGTACGCGCACGAAGCGGAGCGGGGGTAGAGGTCGGAGACGCCCGCCTTGAGTGCCACCCACGAAACGAAGAGCGCACACCAGGGGTATCCGCCCGCACTCACCCACGCCATTCCCGGAACCTCGTTGGCGTACTTCTCCTTGTTGTTCCAGTGGCCTCCGGAAAAGCCTTCCCGGTAGCCCTCCTCGACCTTCGCGATACTCAATACCTTCGCAGCCTGACTGGCCATGTCGTCTCCCTCTGGGCATCAAAAAAGCCCGGACACGGCCGGGCTACACGTCGTTCTCTCGCCGTCAGCGGCGGAGCGAATTAATTCGTTCAGGGTCAAGTGCGGTAAGTAGCTCGATGAGCCGAGCGTTCTCGGCCTCGATGCGAGTCAGCCGCTCTTTAATTTCATTCATGTCGTTCTGAAGTCGGTCAGCTCGGGCGCGCTGCGCCTCGGCCTCTTCCTTCCAGACCTTCGCGGTATTGGTCTGCCAAGCCGCCCTGACAATGATCAGGGCGGCAGCAACAGCAGATATGAGACCCGCGTAATCGATGATGCTCTTAGGGCTCATGGCTCTCCCCTATTACGCAGGTGCGATGGTGGTAACGGTTCCGCTGGAACCCCTGTACTTAAGTGCACCGCTCTGCACGTAGAGAATTCCGCCACCACTCGGATTCGTGGTCGGGGCAGTGGTCACATTCTTGATGCTGACAACCGCTCCAGAACTGCCGCCGAGATCCGCGGTGGTGCTACCGAGCTGAAGAGCCTTCGTGAAGTAGGCGATGGAACTGGTGATCTGAGCACCAGCGCCCGTGATCTCGAAAACGTTGTTCCCGTCAGCGTCCTTGAATCGGACGATGGACGGGGCGGTAGAGGTGGCGCCAAGTACCTCAAGGGCTACGGTCGAGGAGTCGTTCTGCTGGATGAATACGCGGCCTGCATGGGCTGCGCCGTCCACGCTCAGCGTGTCCGCGACCAGGTTGTTCGTCATCAGCCCGCCCGGCCGCAGCTCGGCCGGCCCAGGGCCCATGTGCGTGAGCGCGTAGGTGTATCCGGAGACACCCTTCTTCGCGGTATCGGCCGTGATGATGCCTTCGGGGTAGGCCGGAAGGCCGTAGCCGTACACATTCGCGTCGGAACGCTTGCGCTTACGGAAATAGATTCCGTCACCTTCGGAAGTACCGTTATCCGAGGTGTTCGCTTCGACCGTCCATATGTAAGTCGTGTCGTAGGCGTACACAATGCCGGTGTGATCCTGGCCCGAAGTTCCGTACATGACCTGAGCACCGATAGCCGGGTACCAGGACCAGCGGCCAGCGCTGTTGAACCACGTAACGGCAGCCGAGCAGTCAGCGGTACGAGGGAATAGCGACGCGCAACCGGCGCGCATCGCAACCCACGAGGTATAGACCGCGCACCAGGACTGCCCCTGGGCCCAAGAAAGGCCGGGGACTTCCGCCGCAAACTTCTCGGCATTGGTCCAGCCACCCTCGGTGTATCCCTCCCGATAACCAACCTGACTCTTGGCTACAGCGATTACCTGCGCCATCAGTGAGTTACCCATTAATTCCTCCTAGTCAGCTCTGAAGGAGCGTGTTAATTACTCCTGCGACGTAGGAGTTACCGGCATCGGAAAGGTGCACAGAGTCAGTGCCGGCCGCACCCGGAGAAGCCGGGTTGGCCCAGTAGCCCTGCGCATTGAAGTAGTTCCAAGAATTTCGGCCCATGCTCCACAGGTCGACTAGCGCTGCTTCGAAGGACAACGCCAGGCCGTGAGCGCGGTCGACGTAATCCTGATAGCGCAGGTTCGAGAAGTCGGCGGTTCCGATGTGGGGGAGGGCGATGACAATGTCCGTTGCGCCGGTCAGCGAGCCACCATCGCGGATGTACGCGAGGTGCTGTCGCACAGTGGCCGCCCAAGCGTCAGCGGAGACGCCGTTCATAACGTCTTCGGGGCTGACCATGTAGACGGCCAGATCGGCCGGGTAACTCGGGCCGCCATTCCAGTCCAGTCGCCCGGAGGCGGTGTAGTGGGTAGCGAAACCATTCCGGCGCCCGAAGTTATTCACCACGGTTCCCGAGGCGTTCTCACCGGAGACACCGAATACCGAGAGGTACTGGCTGCTGGTGCCGGTGTGCGTCAGCTTCACCGTGTGAGTGCCAGCCGACAGGCCCGTGACCGTGGTCTTGCGAACGACCAGACCAGTCGTCGCGGTGTCCGTGACTGCGACAGCGGTAGCGCCATCGATCGAGTACGACCAGGGCGAGTGAGCCCCGTCAGCGCTCAGGGTGTAGATGCCGACCGTGGTACCGCGCACCGTGAAGGTGAGCGTGGCGCCGTTGGTGTTGGCGTACAGGTAGCCCCAGCCAGGACCCATCTGGTATCCGCCGATGGACCAAGTACCGGACTGGGTTACCAGTCCGCCAGAGGTGGTCCACTGGGTGATAGCCGCGGCATCCGAACCGGAGATGCCCTGAGAGCTGAAGAGAGCCGAGTAGAAGCCCGTGCCTCCGTCGCCACAGGTGGCCTGAAGAGAGGTCGCCAGGACGCCCGGCCAACTCTTCGTGCGGAGGTTGGATGCGTAGAAGCCGACAGCCGAGCTGCCTCCGAAGACGGCTACGTTCGCCTTGCCGGTCCCCTGCTTCGCAGCGTCCCTCTTCGGTCGCCAGAACTCGCCCCAGCCGCTCGGGACGTAGACACCCTTTGCGCTCGCAGCAACGGAGTTCGGGGACTTCACCCACGAGGCAGCGGTGTTGCTGACGAAGTTGGCGTCAACGTACGCCCTGGTCCCATGCGGGTCGCTCGCAGCGAGGTGGGCTTCGAACCGCTCGCCAACCGTGACGGAAGTCAGAGCGACCTTGCCGCCTCCGAAGTCGACCCACAGACGCTCCACACCATCGGGGCCGTAAAAGGTGGGAAGGATGCCCTGAGCGTCAGCAGTCAGGGACGAGATCGGGGCCCCGTCAGCGTCGGTCAGGTCAGTGAGCTGGTTAGCCCCGCTTGTCGGGCCGTCCCACGCGGTACCGGTGGCGTTAGGGACACGGGCACCGTTCACATCCTCGGCAACGTCAGCGGCAGAACCACCAAAGAGATTTCGTGCCACTCGGCACCTCCTGAATCAGGGCATAAAGAAAGGCCCTGCCGGATGAGCCGGGGGCCGAAGTATCTGTGAAAAGTGCGGGTTACTCGTTGAAAGCGTTCGCCTCGTACGTGCCAGAAATGTAGAGCGTCGAACCGGCCGGAAGTGCCCTGAGCCCGTCGAGGGCCTGGGCAAGATTCGTCCAGTTGGGCGTGTACAGGGTCAGGTTCGTGGAGTTAGTTGAAGTGTGCGCAAGGATCTGCATGGCATTCGGCATGTTGCCGCCCTCGTTGGGGTTCGAGAGGAACCCGGTGAGTACCTGCCGCATCGCCCCATTCGCGGGCTTCGGAAGCGTGGCACCGAGGTACCAGTTATTGCCCGAGACCGTGACTCCTGTGTCTTCGTAGGCCTCGAAAGTCATCGAAAAATTGATCATGTTCGGGGCTATCCAACGCCACCGGCCCTTGCGAGTAGGCGGAGAGGTCTTGCCGTTGAACATGCTGGGCGTGTAGGCGAGCGACTTACCGAGATGCCGGGTAGTCAGGTAGCCATCCCGGCCCTTAAAGCCTTCGGACTGGCTGTCGTTGTTGTTCGAGTCCATGTCGTACAGGAACGTGCCGACCTGCGTGTAAGGCGCGGTGAGATCCGTGTTCCACGGGGAAGCCACGGGGGCCGGCATGTCGTACTGGTTGCGCGAACTGACCCCGATGGCAGCGTTGTTGCCGGGGACGGTCACCTCATGAAGAACCATGTCCCATGCGCCGCCAACGGTCCGTGAAGGCTGTGGGGCGATGGGAGTAGCCGCGGGCTGGCCCTGGAGCACAGCGAGGTTCACGGAGCCTGCCGCCAGGTCAGCGCGGATGACGATCAGGTCAGTACGGGAGTACTGGGTGGTGTTGTCGGCGATCGCGAGGGACTTGGTACCAGTCAGCTCGTAGTAGAACCCGCCGACCCATGCCGTACCCGCTGCGACCACGATGTTCCGGGAACTGACGCTCGCAACGAACGGAAGGGCCCCATTCGTGTAGGAGGACGCGGTGAGACGCGTGTCGATCCGGTCGCCTCCCCACAGGTGCGACATCTTCTGCCACTGCGCCTGAGAGACCGTATTAGAGCCGCCTGAACCATTGGCGGCCGAGAACGGATAACTAAGTTCTGCCATTACATCCTCGCTTCTAGCTTCCTCAGCTTCTCGCGCATCTCGAATACGGTCTTGTACAGGTTCAGCGGGTTACCGGTGCCCTGTTCACCGATCTTCGGCGACACGGTTTCCGTCTTACCGCCGTCCTCGACCGTGATGTCAACCTCACGAACCAGGTCGCTGTATTCGGTGCCATCGGCAATCACAGTCACCCGGTCACCCACGAAGTAATCGCGTCCGAACTTGAGCTGTGGCGTATCGATCGGGTAAATCTGAAAGTTGCCGTTCGGGGCACCATCTGAAAGGGCGGAATCCGCGGCATCGACAACGGCGGCCTTGGCCGACTCGAAGTCGGCATCCGTCATGGTGGCGGTGGCCTTCATCGGCTGACCGTTGGCGGGATTGGTCTTCAGACCGAGGTCACGCCGATCAATGAATGTTTCACGCACCATGCCCCACTCAGCCTCGGAGGCTGAGTCAATCTTCTGGTAGATGTACCGCTCTGCTCCGTCGCCCTGGCAAGCGACGATGGCCCTGGTCGTGAAGGGTGCAGAGAGCGTCCACACGTACTCGCGCAGGTTGCCCAGCTCACTGGAGAAGCGGACATCCGCGGACCGGTCCTGCGGGGAGAACACGTCCAGGACGATCTTCTGAACGTTGGGGTCATACACGAACCGGTAGCCGGTGCTCTTCGTGTCGATCCAGTCTTCGAACTTCGTGCCGATGACGTCGAACCGAAGCGAGTCATCGACCTTCGCGCCAAGGTTCGGGTCGGACCCGAGGACGACGCCCGGCGCCTGGCGGTCAGGGACCGCGCTCGACCCGAGAGCCCACGACAACTCCTGCCACAGAGCCGAGCCGGCCTTCGTAGAGACAGTGCGTGTAGCGACACCCGTGTACTGCTGAGCAATCGTCTTCGTCGGGTTGGGGAAGGCCAGCCTGGAGTACACCAGCTTGTTGTCACAGGAGCCACCGACGTACAGCGAACCGGCCTCGGTGTGCTGATCAACCGTCCAGTAGTGCTGTATGTACTCGATGGGACCGGTCAGGACCGGCCTCTCTACCCCGTCCTGGTAGATCGCGACTCCTCCCCCTTTCTGGAGAAGGTCAGCCTGGGGCGTACCAGCCTTGATGAGCAGCGTCCATGAGCCTGCCTGGCAGTAGCGCACCACCAGGTCCAGCTTCAGCCACGTGTCGATTTCCCCTACTCGGTTAAGGTCGCGGTCGCGCACCTCGATTCGATAACCCATAGATCAGTAGCTTTCGTAGCGCGGATTGAATGAAAGACGAATGGATGCCGGGCCGCTGCCCGCCACCAGATTCACGTCAATCAGCGAGTCGCCAGGCGGGATGTTCCACAGCACCGGATTAGGTGCGAGCAGCGGGTAATAATTCGTTCCCTGGTCGTCCTTGAGGGTCTTGTAGCCAGGGCGAGAGTCAATGATCAGCGTGCGACCGCTGGGGATGACGTCCGCTCCCGTGCCCAGCGGGCCGATAGTGAACGACTCACCAAACTCGTTGGTCAACGTGAGCTGCTTGACGGGGCCCTGGATTTCCCATGTGGGCCAGGCTTCAATGTCGCCGGGATTTGTGACGGGAACAACCGTCTCAGAGGGAAGGCCCTCAGAAAGGCCAGGCGGCAGGAAGGTTCCGCCGTTGTTGAAGAACGGCTTGGCTGCGTCGAAGACCCAGTTAGCGGCCGTCAACTCGTCCGAGTAGAACCAGGGATCGAAGGCCGTGAACTGAAGCCCGTACTTCGCCCACGTGAAGCCTGCGTCGTCCGTTGATTCGCTGCCTTCCATACCGGCCTTGTAGTAGCAGTACAGGTACCGCGGATTGCTGTTCGACTCGACAAACTTCAGCACGCAGTATCCGCGCTTCGGGTTGAGTGCGTTGACAAGCTGACGCTTCAGGTCGCGTACCGATCTGCGGTCGACGCCATGTAGGAAGACGGGGATCATGATTTCGCGTTGCGTGGCCCTGGCACCTCGGAACATTCCGCCGTCCAGGTTCGGGCTGTCATCGGAATGCAGCTCGAAAGGCGGGGTATCCAATCCAGTAGCACCAGGCAGCATGAATATGCTGGGCCAGGCACCACCGGCGAAACCGGTGAGGGGGATCTCGTCCCCCTCACCGTTGTTCCCTGCGATGGATACGAAGGTGCGCTGCCAGGCGACGCGGTCCGGTGGCTGAGGGCCGGCATACCCGTTTCTGTCCCTCAGTACTGCCGGTGCTACGGCGGGAATCGGCATGGCACACTCCTAATCGCTTAGAGACCTCCGTGAAGCGCCTCCGCGTACTGCATTGCACGGAGCACCGACTGAGTGGTGTTCTCAGCCTTCGCCTCGTGAATGTGGATTTCGTACTTCTTTCCGCCGAGAATCCCGGCGGTGTCCTGGTCGTTGTAGACCCGCTCGCCTCCGCTGAAATTGATCAGCTCAGGCCCGCGCTCGCCTACGAGGGCGAGACCAGGCGAAGCAGAAGGGGTCCCGGTCCAATAGCCCTTGACCCCGGAGAGAGCCTTCGGCCACCCGGAGCCATACCGATGCGTTGCATAGTTCAGGCCCGCGTAGATGGAGGCCAGGCCGTTGGTGATGCCCAGCTTCTTATACGGTCCTGCGTATGCCGCGAACGTCTGCGGAATGGTCTGCATAAGGCCCTGGGACGGGTAGCCGGCCTTCGCATTGCTGTCCCAGTTGTTGATTGCCTTCGGGTTACCTCCGGATTCAACCTGGATTCGGTGAAGCACCAGATCCGTGTAATCCAGGGACAGACCGAGTTCCTTCAGCACGCGCGTAACGCTGGGCTTCCATCGCTGGACTCCCTTACCGGGCGGGTCATCCATCGAGTACTTCGCGGATATGTCGCCCGGCTTCTTCGCGTTCAGCTGGTCCTTGTCCGAGAAGTCGAAGAGACCCTTCGTATTCGGAAGGGCTTCCTTCGCGGTCGAGTAGACATCCGACAGAACATCCCCGGCATAATCGAGCGGCGAAGACGAAATCTGCTTTACGGCCTTCACCATGTCGATCACCTGAGTGACCTCACCGGTGCCGACCTGCCACAGAGCATCGACCGTCTTCTTTACGGAGCCGACCGGATCAGTGATCAGATCCTTGGCACCGCCGACGATCGACTTCACAGAATCCCAGACACCACCGAACAGATTGTCGAAAGCGCCCGTCAGTGTCTTCGTGGAGAAGACATCGCCGAGGAACGCTTCGCCGCGGTCGAGGATGTTCCCGTTGCCCTTCCAGACATCATCGTGGAAGTACTCGCCCAGCATCGGGGCGAAAGTTCCGCCGAGAATGCCGATCGCCTGACCCACAACCGTGGGAAGGCGCTTCAGGAACTTCCAGGAATCCTGCGTGACGAAGTTATAGATTCCGTCGAACTTCGTCGCGACATCCGAACCGACATAGCGGCTAGCTCCCGTGCCCGTGGCAAGCATTCCGCTCTGAACATCTCCACCAATGGGCATCGACGTTGCGTCGAAAGCCATGGTGTTGATCGCACCAGAAGCGTCAGGCCAGACGTTCTGCATGTGGATCATGTCGATGATCTTGTCGATACCGAATCGGCCGACAATGCCACCACCCGCGTAACGCGACAGCTGGCCCTTGCGGGCCATCGCATTCCAGGAATGGATCAGCGGAGCACCAAGAGTCGCAGTCACCTCGGGGCGAAGGATCGCTTCACCAGGCGACAGAATCGCTGGGACCGAGTCAACGCCGGGCATGTATCCCGGCAGGACGCCACCCGTGGCGAAGTGAGCCAAGTTGCCCTGACTCGTGATCACGCCGCCCGTGTACGGCTTCTTCGGCTTCCTCGGCTTGCCCGAGCCCGACGAACCGCCACTCTTGTGCTTGGCGATGTCGTCCAGGGAGCTGTTCAGGTTCCCGGCCTCGTGATCTGCAAGGTGCAGCGAGGTCTTCAGGTGGTCGACCTGATCCTTGACGTCCTTCAAGCTGCGGTTGTTCAGCAGCCCGACACGACCAGCAAGGGAGGAACCTCCCGTGCCCTGGCCGACCTTCTCGTACGCCTTGTCAGCGGCAGTGGTCAGCTTGTCGAACTGGGACTTGATGTCCTTCAGGCTTCGCCCATTGAGCAGACCAACCCGGCCCGCAAGGCTGGTGCCTCCCGTGCCCTGGCCGATCTTCCGGAAGGTGGCATCGGACGCGGCAGTCAGGTTCTCGAACTGCTTCTTGACCGTGGTCAGCTTGCGGTCGTTGAGTCCCTTGACGCGGCCTTGCAGCTCACCGGAACCGTTGCCGTCACCCACCTTCTTGTAGGTGTGATCCGCGGCAGTCGTTACCGCCGTGAACTCGCCCTTCAGCTTCTCCAGCTTCTTGCCGTCGAGGACGACGACGGAGTGAGCAGTGTCATCGATCTTGTTCTTCAGATCGGTGACCGTGCCGTGAGCCCCGTCGACCTCGACCTTGAGAGCCGTCAGCTTCTTGACGTCGAGCTGGGTGACCTCCTGCTGAGCGTTCTTCAGCTCGGCTATCAGCTCACCCGTCTTGGTGTGCGTCTGGGTGATCTCGCCCTGTATCTGGGTGAGGTTGCTGTGGTTGAGAGGTTCGATCCCGTCCGTCCGGACCTGGCGGACCTCGCCGAGCGCAGCGTGAGCCGAAGACCTGATGCTGTTGTCCCGGCCGCCAAAGCGATTGATGATCTCCGTCATGGGGAGCCGGTCAACGCTCTTCAGCGCGTCCTTCAGGCGGTCCAGCTCCTCTTGGACCTTGCGCAGCTCCTTTTCCGCTTCACTGAGGTTGTTGGCATGCGCGTTCCGGGCATCAACGCTGTCTGTGGGGCGTACCCGCTGGGCTGCCGTACGGCGACGCTCTCTCCGACTGTCGCGGTAGTTCTGGGTGTTCTGCTCCCGCTGGTCCCGAAGGCGGTTCGCCTCGGACAGCTCGCCTCGGCCCGCTGCACGGCGGGCCAGGTTGTCAAGGTGGTTGTTGTCCGAGCGCAGGTTGCGCCTGCGAGTGCGCCAATCACCGAAGCTGTCGTAGCCAGTGACACGGGCTGCGTTGAGCCGTCCATAACCGGCCGCGGTGCGGAAGACACCGTTCTCACGGGAGGAGTTACCGACCCGTTGACGGTCTCGCGCACGACGGTCGTTGGTGGCCGTGTACTGGTCCCTGCGGGAGTCGTAGCCCGACAGGAAGCCATCACCAGAACGCGCAGACTTGACGCCGGACGCGACCTGGCGGCCGTAGCGGAACGTCCCCCGAGCACCCTTGGCGATCCCACCCAAAGCGGAGCCAGCCAGCTTGGCCGGCCCCAACATGAGTTGGAACATCTTGCCCAGCTTGCCGACCGCCTTGGAAAGAACGCCGAACCCGATAAGGAAAGGCGCTGCAAGGGCTGCCATCTTCGCGATCTTCAGCACGAAGTCCGTGATCTGCGGATGAGCCTTCAGGAAGTCCGTCAGCTTGGAAATCCAGTCGACAAACGTCGTCAGCGTCTCAGCGAAGGTCTTGAGGATCTTCTCGACAGTCGGCTTCATGTTGCGGCCGATTTCGGGCAGCTTCTGAAGCATGCCGCCCTGGTACTGGACAGTACCGTCCTTCGTCTTGACGCGATGCCCCATAAGGGAAGCGCCAACACTGGTGTACTCGTACTGCCCGTCCTTGCCCTTCTTCTGGAACAGGGACCGGAGGTACTGGCCGCCGGCCTCCTTCATGTTCGAGAGGCGACCGGAAATGGTGCTGCTCGACAGCGAGGCAGCGGCACCCTTGACGTTGTTCTCGCCACCGTAATCAAGGATCGCCTGCTTGATGGCCTCGCCCCTAATGCCACCGGTTGCCTTGGCATTCTGGGAGATGTACATCATCTGTGCAGAGGCGGTGTATTCCTTCGGGATCTTGCCCGTCAGACCTGCGTCCTTCTGCTTCTTGACGAGATCCTTGTATTCCTTGTCGGTGTAAGGGCGGTCCTTCAGGCCCATCAGCTTGGCGATGTGCTCCATCGGCAGGTTGAGGTTCGTCTCAAGCTGCTTGATGTTCGTCAAACTGGCGCGGTTCGTGTCGATCATCTTTTCCATGGCCCCGAAAGCCTTGGCGACCCGGTTAGGGTCCGTGACACCACCAGCAGCAGCAATATCACCGATAGACGACACCAGCTGGTAGGTTTCGCCCGCTACCTGCTTCGAACCCTTCGCATGAACCTTCGGGTCCTTGGAACCGAACTGCTTATTGTGAGAGCCAATGGCACGCGTGAACTGCGTACCGTAGGTCACCATGTCGTCGATGGAATACGGGGTCGCGACACCGTACTTCTGAAGTTCATCGAGCAGACCCGTGGTATCGGAGATCGTCAGGCCCAGCTTCTTCAACGCCGTCTGAGACTGCGCGAAAGAGTCAGCAGACTTGATACCAATCACCGAGATCGCAGTACCGGCAATGCCGAGTGGAGCAATCACCTTCGACGTGATCAGGGCGCCGGTCTCCGTGGCCAGCGTGCCCATGTTCTCAACGTCCTGAGACGCACCCCGCCACTTCTTCTTCATGGAGGCGAACGCAGTAGCCTGCGCAGTCGAGATTGACGCCATGGCCTGTCGGTGAGCGGCTATCTGCTCAAGAAGGTTCGCCTTGACAGCCTCAGTGACCTGGATTTCCCCAGCAATAGCCGTCTTCTGCTGGAGCCTGCGGTCCGCGACCATATCCCGGTACGCCTGCTGCTGAGCAGCGGCAGACTCACGGGCAAGGCGCTGCTGAGTGGCGTAAATTTCCCGGTCCACGCGGGCTTCGTCTTCAAGAGCCCTCTGCCTGACCTTGGCCGTCTCGGCGGCAGCCTTCTGCTTCGCCTTCTCAGCCGCCTGGACGGTCTTAGCGGACGTCGCTATATCCGCGGCTTCCTGCCGGGCAATGCGCTCGTTAGAGGTCCGTACGTACCTCTCGTACTCCGCCTGCGCCTTCTCCTTGCGAGCCACGTTCTGTTGCTGCGCCTTAGCAGCAAGGGTGCCGGCCTCCGTCTCAGCGCGGAGCGTGGCAGCAAGCGCAGCCTGAGTGACCTTTGACGTCTCCTCGGCAAGAGCCTGCTTCTTCTCCTCAAACTGCTTGGCCTCGCGGAAGCGCTTAACGGCCTGCTCGCCGTACTGCTTGGTGAGGTCAGCCTCGATCTTCGCGATCACCTCGGCGGAGTCCTTCGCCTCAGCCTCAGCGGCCTGACCAGCCTTCTTTGCCTCAACACGAACGGCCCTCGACAGGCCCTTCATGCCCTCAGCGGTGGCGGCCGTGAACTCCTTGCCAGCCGCAAGGCCCGCCTTCTCCATGTCCTGAGCCATCTCGGCGCGGAACTTGCGAACCGCCTCTTCAGAAAGCCGGGGGTTGATCTCGATGTAACCGGAGCCAACCTTGATAGGTCCACGACCAGTAGCCGCCATACCCGGCCTCCTAAAGATTGTTCATCTGCGTAAAGAAGTTGGTCAGCTCCTCACCGGACGCGAATTCGCTCTCGGCTGGCTTTGACTTCACCGGCTCATCGGAGCCAGGTCGGGGAAGAGGCTCAGGCAGCGGGATGTCCTTCTCGCTGCTATTGGCCCTGAGGAAGAGATAGTTGCTCAGCTCCAAAGCGTCGGAGACGCGAGCTAGCAAGTGTTCCGTCGAACCCCACTGTGTTGACTCGTCCATCGTGGCGAGCAAGGTGGATCGGCCAGCCTTGTGCATGAGTGAATTAATCAGCAGGTGAACCCTGCGCAGAGACAGCCGTCCACGCCACAAGTCGAGAAGGTCAATCCCGAAAAACTCAAGCAGGTCAGCTTCAAGTTCCTCGGGGTATTCCTTAATGACGCGGACGGTCGACATCAGTTTCCCGAGCCGGCCGACGCCTCGTTCACCTTGGTGGACAGCTCCTGGAAGTCACCGATCGTCGGGCGGGCGGCGCGGAACTCGGCCCACTTGTCCTCACCCACGATGATCTTCACGGCCTCCAGCTCGTCTTCGGCGTAGAGGAGGTCAAGCGGCATCTGCTTGGCAGGCGGGACCTCGAACTCGATACCGAGAAACGTGAACTTCGTCGGCTGCTCAGTGGCCTCGGCCTCGGCAGCGACGGTCTTCGGGGCAGTCTTACGGGCAGCAGTACGGGCAGCAGCCATGGGAACTCCAAAGGAAACGGGGGGTCATGGGGTGGGGTGAGAGAGAGTGGCCGGGGAATTTAGCCCTCCCCGGCAGAGGCTTTAAGCACAGACCCGAATCACACGACCAGGTCTTCGTCAGTGAGCACGTAGCCAAGCGACCCGTTGTAATCCAGGGCCTCGATGGTCAGCTCGTACTTCTGGGCCTCGGTGCGCTGAAGCGTGATACCGCCACGGTCAGAAACCATGGCCCGCGGCACGACGCACCGGTAATTCTTGCCCTTGGTGGCCCAGTCCACGACGATGGAGATTTCCGAAAGCTCCGGAACACTGGACAGGTCCAGTCGGTAAACGCCGGTCGGAACCGGGGTAGCGTCATCCGTCATGACCTCGACCCACTTCGCACCGTAGAAAAGCTCGGTGGTGATCTGGGAAGTCTCGATCAGGGTCGCCTTGATCTGGAACGAGGCACCCTTCACGTTGTACAGAACAGGAACCGCGGACTGCCACGCATTGACCGGGTCCGTCTCGATGGACGGGGTAATGGTGACACCGGACTCGTCCACGTAACCGAAGGACTTGTAACCGGCCGGCGAGGTCTTACCGCCATCACCTACACCCTCGGGAAGAACGGTGCTGCCAGTGCCACCAGTCGGAGCGGGGGCCATGAACAGTCCGCCGTTCGGGGCGAAACGAATCTTCTGAGCGTCATTCGCCATAAAGGAACTCCTCAAGCGGGGAAACAAAAAAGGGCCCCACAAGGGGCCCTTTGGTCTGGCTAAGCCAGGGGGGTAATCAGTCCTCTACGAAGAAGACTGTGATCTCCCCGCCGTAGACGTGCTCGCTCGATGTCGAGTCCGGGTAGTACCGGGGAGAGGAAATCTCGGCAACGTCGAGAATCTGAGCGTTACCGATGACTTGGCCGGGCAGGTCTTCTAGGAAGTGCTCGCGGCAGATATAGGCCAGGCCGGCCGCCTGGGCACGGTCCTGGTCGTAAACGTCGTACTCGATGTCAGCGCGGTCCATGCGGTCACGAACCATGCGGAAGCCACCGGAGTGGTTGAGGTAGATGGTGGTGTCTCCGACCTCACGGCCCACCAGGTCGCCCGTGGGTGCGTCCTCCGGGATGTCCTGGAGTGTCCTGAGGTACTGCCACACCAGGTCAACGGGGTCCAGTTTCATTCGACCCTCGCTCTCTCCAGAGCGCGCTTCAGGTAGTGGCGCCCGGGATGCCTGCGGCCACCTCGGTCCTTCCAGCCACGCTCTTGGAGCATCGCGTGCTTCACGTCCCGGTCAGGCTCAATGAGCACCTGGCCGTACCACTGGTTGAACATGGTCACGAAGGTTTCGATGTGCGGGGGAATGGTGTTCCAGTGCGGCTTGGTGCGGGCCCGAGGAGCAAGGGCCTTGGCGAAGGTCGCAATGTCCTCGGTGCGGAGGGCCACCAGGTCGCGGACCTCGTCATTCATGAGGAACTGCTCTTCCCACCCGCGATTCATACGCAGGGTGAACTTCACTTCAGCGTCAGCCATTAGCGCCTCACCCTCCGTGCCTGTAGGTAGATGTGGGAGAGGGAGCCTTGACGCCATACGCGCGGCTCTGACCTCACCTCGTACGTGATGCCGTCGACCACAAGCCGGTCCGTCGAGTCGACGTTGGCTGTGGGAGGCAGGAAGACCTTGACGTGGATGTCCGTCGTCTCTCGCTTAGGAGAGTCCGCCTCCGTGGTGGAGGCCGGTTGGACCGAAGCCGAACCGGCCCACACCTTCACGGCGTTGCCCCAGTCACGTTGCTTCGTGTAGGCATCCGCAACGATCTCTGCGCGATAGACCTCGGCGAAGTCAGTGAAGTGACGGGGCATGCAGACTCCTAGCAGTCGTAGCGGCGAAGGGGGAGTGAACCGACCTTGCGCCGGTACTTGCTCAGTGCCGTTCTGGTGTCCCGAGAGAGGCCCTGGTTTGAAGCGGTCTGACCGAACTGGGTCTCCAGCTCGCCAGTGCGCTCCAAGATCACGCCAGGGCTAACGGACAGCCAGCGGATTACCTCGGCACACACGACCGTCTTGAAGATGGCCGGGGGAGCAGTCCTGTCCCATGTGCCGGTGCAGTATTCGGAGACGAACGCGGACGCGTCGTCAATGAACGCCTCTACGCGAGGCTTCTCGTCGTCAGCGAGTGGCCGCCCAAGGCGGGCGGCCACATCGTCTGAGGTGGCAAATGCCATGTCCCTCCCTTCAGTTAGGGAAGGTCAGGTCAGCCAGCGGCAGGCGTGTTGTGGGCGGTGATCTCCGCCTCGACGCCCTGAGCGACCAGGAGCTGTTCCGGGCGGCACACCTTCGCGTCGTAGATCACGCGGGACTTGACCGCGCTGGTGAACGTCTTCTCCGGGTTGTACGCCGCCATCTCGGCGAACGGCACGACGACGGAGACCGCGGAGGTCGAGCCCATGAACAGGTCGACGCTCGTGAACTTCTCGTTGCCCTTCTTGATGACCGGCGAGGACGGGCGGGCGTGGTTGCCCAGCGCGTTCGCGACCACGACCGGCAGGCCGAGAATCGAGCCGATCTGACCGGAGGCCACGACCGAACCGCCACCGCCGTGCTGCGATGCGTCGATGAACTTCTCGTCCCGCAGGAGGAGAGAGCGCATGCGCGGGGAGACGAACAGGTACCGGTCCTGCGGAGCAGAGCGGGTGTCCAGCACCTCAAGCATCTTCACCACGTAGTCGTAGACCGACAGCTTGTCCGTGTCGGGGGCGTTCACGTCAGTCGCCTGAACCTTGGAGATGGCACCCAGCTCCAGCGAGGGGAGACCGGACACGGTGGCGGAACGATTCTCCGCGCCGTTCAGGTCCTTGCCCTGAAGAGCCGCGAGCAGGGTGAGCGCAACCAGCTCGTCAATGGCAAGCGCGGTCTGACGCGCACGCTGCGAGACCAGGTTGGACATCAGGTCGATGCCGCCCTTGGTCTGGAGCTGGTGAAGAGCGTCGATCTCCAGGTGGAAGCTGGAGCCCTTCGCGACGGTCATCTTCATGTACTCAAGGGCCGCGTGGTCGGCGTCACCGATCTCGCCGTATGCCTTCACCAGGCCCTTGTCAGAAACGGTCCCGTCAACGAAGTGCGGGATTCGGATTACGTCTCCCTCGCGCTTGAACTCGCCCTCATACTGGCGGTTCGTGAACGGGGAGGCACCGAGGATAAGGTTTTCCTCGATATCGGCAATGAGCTGGGAAGTCCAGACCTCGGGAATGAACTGACCCTGCGTGGTCTGGAGCTGACCGGCACCAGTGTTATTGCCAGCCTGAGAAAGAAATGCCATAGGTTACCTCACGGGTTTGTCAGATTTCGCCTCGCATAAGGGCGTCGAGCTGACCCGCCTTGCGGGCAGCATTGATCTCCTGCGGGGACATGCGGGAAAGGTCGTCGCGGCCGAGCTGCTGCACTCCGGAACCGCCCTGACGACCAAGGCCGAGGCCCTGTTCGAATTCAGGCTCAGCGACCGGCTTAGGGAGGGACGAGACGAAATTGCCGATCAGGTCGGCATTCACAGAGCCGTCCTCACCGAGGAACTTCGAGAGGTTCAGGAACTCGGCGGAAGGCAGCTCGACACCGACCTTTGCGGCCTGTGCACGAAGCTCGGCATCAGCAAGCCGAGTGCCGTATTCGGCAAGAGCCGCGGATCGGGCCTGCGCCTTGGCAGTCTCGACGGCCTTTTCGGCGTCGGTCATGCCAGCCGTCTTGAGCTGGTCTCGCTCCGCAGAGGCGTCCTTCCACCGCTGTTCGTTCGTGCGGGAAAGGGACTTCCACTTGTCGACCTCGGCCTGAAGGGCTTCGAGGTTCGGCGTCTGAGGGGTGCCGGCCTCGCCGGTCTCAGCGCCCTCGGTGGAAGCGGTGCCTGCGTTCTGAGCGTTCTCGTCCATGCGTGATCCATCCATTTCGGTGCATCAAAAAAGGCCCCCATTCCGGGAGCCTGCGTAATGAAAAGGATTAAGGGATCAACCCTTAACCGGGTTCACAGCCTTGCGGGCTGCGTTACCAGAATTGCCCTGCGGCTGCTTGACGGCAGCCTTCTGGACATCCGAGCTAGGCTGGCCGGCCTGCTCGTTGGCCTGCTGAGCCGGATTGGGGAACTTCTTCGCCAGGTCCATTGCGGCCTTGGCGTCGTCCTCCCGCATCGACTTAAAGCGGGCGATCTGCTGCGGTGTGTAACCCGCATCGGAAAGAAGCTGGTCTGTCGGAACACCGATCATCTTCAGCTTCAGAAGTGCATCCATGTGTTGGCTTTCGGTCCGATTCTCCGGGTCACGCCAAATGACCTCGGCACTCCAAGCCTCAGCACGCTTATCCTTCATGACCTTGAAGGCCAGGCGCATTACGCGCTCCCAGCCCTCTCCGAAATGGAGCATGCGTTCACGAGTCTTGGCTATCAGACCAGCCTCAGCGGCGGTTATGGACTCCCCAGAGGGAGCCGCACCACCGTTGTTCAGGAAGTAATGGAAGGGGATACGGCTCGTGCTCGCCATGTGCTGAACGAGCATGTCTGCCAGCTTGACGTAATTCCCCAGGTCGGCTGCCTCGAACTGGCCGAACTTCACGTTCGGGTCCTCAGCCTGAAGCAGCTTGTCTACGGCAATCTTGAAAGGCTCGACCGGATTACCTGTGGCGTCCTCCACGATTTCCAGGCCAGTGACATACCTTTGCGGCCAGGCCGCATACTCACTCGCCAGGAGAGCGTCAGACACGATCTTGTTCACCGCGTCCTGAAGCGGGATGACCGTGGTCAGGTCCGACAGAGGCTCACCTGTGAGGCGGGACCTGTTGTTCAGGGGAATGACAGGCACTTCGCCCAGGGGGTTCTTCACGGACTTGGCGGCCGAGGGGTTGGCCCAGCCGAAGGTGCCGGCCTGGAAGGTGTAGACGCGGTTGGCGAACCACAGAGTCGACCACTGGCGGCCCCAGTCGTCGGTGTAGAACTTCGCCGCGGCCTCGATCTCTCGACGGCTGCCAGGCTTGTACTGCACGACGACGTTCTCTGCCGACTCCAGCGTGATCGTGGGCTTGCCGTCAGAGTCGGCCCACACCACAGCGAAGGCAGTGCCGTGGATCATCGCGTCCAGGTGGCCAGCGTTGGACTCCGCATCGAGGAAGTTCCGCTGCCAGATGTCCCGAGCGTCCTTGTCCGCGTCAGGCTCGTCCGTCATACGGAAGCCGTCGATGGCCAAGCGCTCGTTGACGCTGTCGATGATCAGGCCACAGAAGTTGTCCCGCCACTTCTCGAAGATGTGGCCGAACTCGTTAAGGTGCCGCGCCTGCGCGAACACCAACTTCTGATGCTCCCCGTCGTAGTAGGCCGAATGACGCCGGTACCCCGTCCGGTGCCTCAGCAGCTTCGAGTGCAGATACTCAAGCCACTGAAGAGGATTACTCGGGACAGAGGCAATAACCGGTTCGCTCATCTAGAAACCCACCACTCTGGATCGTCGTTTCTTCAGCCGCCCATCTGCGATGGCGTCAGCCCTCGCCTCGAACGCGAGAATTGAGCACACCGCTAGGTCGATCTTCTTTTTGGACCGGGGAGAATCCTTGATGATCAAGGCCCCCTGGGGAACTTCGCGGGTAACCGCGTTGATCACGTGGCGGGTTATGTCCTCGTCGCCGTCGTGCTTCAAGTCCTGAACCATGGCGGCAGAACGGAAACGTTCCGTCGCCTGCGCCATGCGTGTTGGCTTGTTGGTCCAGTACTCGTAAACGATGTCGTCGCCGTACTCGATAGACCAACGGCCAATGGCTTCCTGCCAGTAGGGCGGGTCACCGTAGAACCATTCGACCTTGTACGTGCGGAAGGCATTCGCTATCGCGGCCTCAACCGCGAGGACATCGACTTCCCAGTCAGGCTGGTTCGGGTTCCGCGGATTCTCCTGAAGGTGCAACAGGAACAACTTGCCGTCCCGAAGTCGACACCCCACCGCGCCTGTCGCGTCTCCACGCAACGACCCATCGAATCCGATGGCTATCTGGTCACCAGGAAGGATCGGATCGTCCTCCGCGAGGCACAGATCCCACTCATCCTTGGACATCCAGCCGTCAGCGTTCTCCTGAATGTTGTTCAGGTAGAAGCGGTATGCGACGGCAGCTGGTGTACGCGGGTCCTGGATCGCGTCGGCGATGCCTTCAACGCCGACCCAGTGGGAGTCCCCGTAGGCGTCGATGATGGCCGCAATGACCGCCTCACGGTCCTTGAGGTCTACGTCCTTCTCGGCCTCCACGCAGTCGTAGAGGAGGCGTGCAGCGGTCCCGAGGACGGCTTCATGCGTCCGCTGGGCAATGCTGTTTTCGTTGGGGTTATAGGCGTTCGTCGTCTCGATCAGACGAGAACCGGCACCCGCTGTCTTCTGCACATTTCGGTCGAGCGTTTCCCAGACGTATACGCCCTGGTTCGACTCAATCCAGTGATGGACCTCGTCACACACGACAAAGGATGGCCGGGCACCTTCCAATCCACGAGAGGAAGACGTAACCGGCTCGATACGACCGGGCCGGCCATCCTTGAACTGGATCAGGCCCTTGCCGATTTCGATGTTGTACTCAGCCTCGGCAGGAGACTCAGCCAGCATTCCGCGAATCATGTCGCGGGTGTTAGCCGTCTGATCCAAAGAGGTGGCAGCAATCTGCACCAGAGGGAGCGGCACTCGCTTGCCGACAGGCATGCCGTTCTCATCGAAGTGAGAGAACCTAGCCGGGCCTACGAACTCAACAATGCAGAGTGCGGCGAGAAGTGGCGTCTTCCCCCACCCCTTAGCCCTACGTAGGGCCGCGGTGCGGTACAGCCAACGACCATTCTCGTCAATCGCGTACATCCAAAGGACGAAGCGCAATTGCTCAGGAGTGAACTTCCACGGCTGGCCGGCGTCCTCGCCGTCAGGCTGGACAATGTATTTCTGGGCCCACCGAATGATCTGGTAGCCGAGACTCCTAGTCGGGTGTGGGACGCCCTTCGGAATGTTTCCCGTCTGAGGCATCCCACATCACCTCCTATGCGTCGTTAAGCAGCTTGAACAGCTCC